GACCAGGGGGGCATTGGTGCGGGGGTCGTGGACCGATTGCGGCAGACCCTCCCGGTGGACGGGGTGGACTTCGGCGGTGGGCCCTTGGGTGACTGGGCATGGCTGCTGGGCCGGGATTTCAAGGCTGCCAACCGCAAGGCCGAACTCCACTGGGCGGCCCGGCAGTCCCTCCAGCGGGGCCACGCGTCGGTGCCGGCGGCGTACCGGGAGACCATCTGGCGGCAGGCGGAGTGGCTGAACTATGAGGTCGCCGAAAAGGGGGCCTTTCTGGTGGAGAAAAAGGAGAAGGTGCGGGCGCGGTTCGGGGAGTCACCGGACTATGCCGATGCCTGGGTGATCTCATTCTCGAGGATGGCCTCGAGTTCCCGCCGAATCTTCGTGATCTGAAAAAAAACCATTTTCGGTTGAAAGGCTGGCCATGGCCATTGGAGGATATTGGCAGCCGCCGCCTTTTGCCTATACCGACTGACCGCACCGCCGTTGACGCACCTGCTTGGGTGCGGGCTCCTTGCTGTGAGGGGTTCCTATGCACAATCCATGGGGAACACGTGAGCGATTGCCCGTGCCCACCCCTTGAGGACTGGCCTCCTGGGGAGGACCCGTACCTCAATGGTGCGCCAAGTGCGCCCCCGCGGTCGGCTATGGCAGGGGGCGGCCTTGAGGCGATCGCATGACTATCAAACAGCAGATTTTCGACCTCTACACCCAGGGGGCCGAGACCAGCGAGGTAGTCAGGCGCTTCGGCATCTCCCCCCACACCGCCGCGACATACCACATATCCTGGAGGAAGGCGAACCAGACCGACGGCAACGCGGCTCACGCCGGGCCGAAGCAGCACCAGGCCGAGGTGGCGATCAAGCTCTTGAACCCGACAGGGCTCAAGGAAGTCTCGGTTCTCGAACTCTTCGCCGGGGAGCAGGGGTACATGACGAACCTCTACCGATCAGCGGGCTGCACGGTCGAGTCCCTGGACCGGCTCCTTGGGACCGGCGACTCCTTTCAAGCGTGCTATGAGAGAGTAGCCTCCCGCAAGACTTACACGATCGTGGACGCCGACCCCTACGGGTATCCATGGAGGCTATTCCCGCACGTCTTCCTCTTGATCGACGACGGGGCACTCTTCTTCACGATGCCCAAGGTGGGGGTGATGCGTGAGAGCCAGATGACCAGGCAGATGCGATGCGCCTATTCGGGGAAGTTCCGCCCCGACCTGGAAGACATCCTGGACCGCCTTTGGTGGTACGCGGTCTGCCATTGGAGGGAGGTCTCCTTGCTCGATGCCCTCGATCTCGGGAAGGTCTGGAGGGTCTCCCTCAGAGTCAAGCGCGTGAAGGCCACCGAGTTCTGCGGCGTCCGCAACCAGGCCGGTGCCGAAGCCCTTACCCCGGAAGACCGGACTCCCCCCAAGTGGGCCATCCCTGGAACTGGGCCGCTGAAGTTCTACGAGAGAGGAACCCAACCATGAAATGCCCAAGTTGTGCCAGCGTCAAGGTCTGCGTCCTTGACTCGAGGCGTGGCAGCGACACCGTGCGCCGGCGGCGAGGCTGCAAGGTCTGTGGCTTCCGCTGGACGACCATGGAGGTCGATCGTGATCAGGTGCCATTCATGAAGGATCGGAATCTCCAGGCGCCCGAAACTCGCTGATTTCTGCTCCGGGTACCACATCGGGTATCTAGCCTCGCCGCATTGGGAAAAGGGATGGACGGGTCTGGGGGTCAGGATTCAATCTGGACCCCATGCCGAAATCGTCCAGGCCTATCCAGTCCTCACGATGTGACGACACGGAGCCATTCAAGAGGACGGGCGCAGCGAGGCGAGAGGAGAAAATGTTCTCCACCCTCAATGGGGATGGTCTCAGCTTTCGCTGGATCATGCAGATGGCCGGCGATCGGGAACTCACGCGGCCCTATGCCCAGCATCCCTACGTCAATGCCTGCGTGGGATCCATCGCCAAGGCGGTGAGCAGCGTCCCGTTGGTCTTGTCCAAGGAGACACCCAACGGTTCTCAGCCCGTAGAGGATGGCGCCCTCCATCGGTTGCTTGTCAGGCCCAATAGCCTCATGTCCCAGCGCAAGTTCCTCAAGAGCTTGACGCAGACCCAGCAACTCTACGGGGAGACCTTCTTGATCCTCATGGTCAACAGGGACGGCGTGGTTTACCCCATCGACCCCACTACCAGGATCCAGGTCCCGGATGAGCTATGGCCCGTGCGGGGCGATCTCATGGAGGAGGTGATTGACGAGCGAACCAAGATGCCCCGGGCGTGGCGCATGGAGACCGGCCAGGGGACCATCGAGATTGATGCCGGCAGCGTGGTCCACATTGCGGAGGCCAACCCGTACTCCCCCATCCGTGGGCTGGCACCCATGGCCGCGGCCTTCCGCACCGCCGCCAAGGACTTCATTGTTGACCGCTACGATGAGGCCCTGCTGCAGAACGGTGGCAGTCCAGGCGGCATCCTGTCAGTGGATGGGCACCTGACGGATGCCGACCAGAGGGCGATCAAAAGTGCGTGGCGCGAATCCCACGAGCGTACGGATCAGCACCGGAAGACCGCCGTCCTGCCCCAAGGCACCTCATACAAGGAGGTTGGGTTCAGTCCCCAGGAGATGGAGTTCCGCGAGATGCGGATCTGGGATCGAGAGACGATCATGGCGGTCTTCGGTGTAACCAAGCCGATCATCGGGCTCACGGAGGGGCTCAATTATGCCTCCTCACAGCAGGCCTTCAGATCCTTCTGGGATGTGACGGTGCTCCCCTTCTTGGACTTCATCGCCGACGAACTGCAGACCAAGTTCATCCATCGGCTCACGGGCATCGAGTCCACCTATCGGATCTCATTCGATACCGATGGCGTCGCCGCGCTGCGGGAGGATATTGATTCCAAGGTGGATCGGACGATCAAGCTATTCAAGGATGGCGGCAGGAGTTTCAACGAGGCGGCATCCCTGGCCGGTTGGGACATCGACGACGTGGAGGGTGGCGAAGACCGCTATCCGCCCGGAGCGACCCAGGTGGGGGATGGCGACCCCATGGATGTGGATGCCGCCCCTGCCGACGTTCCGGCATCAGAGACCGAATCCGAGCGAACCGCCGACCCTACGGCGACCCTCAACGGGGCCCAAATCTCGTCCCTCATGGCCATCGTCAAGGCGGTGGGTTTGGGAGAGTTGACAAAGGAGACCGCCATCGAGCTCATCGTGGCGGCCTTCCCATTTGACCGCGATCGGGCGGAGCAGATCATCGGGAATCCCCCCCCACCCAAGGCACCGCCGGCGGCACCAGATGGAAAGGCCCTCGAGACTCGTGAGGTGAATTGGCCGGCGGGACTTGAGACTCCCCAGAGCCGGGAGAAGTATTGGCGTGAGTGGGATGCGGATATGCTCAAGCATGAGGCGAAGATCGCCGCGGCGGCCAAGCGTGTCCTGCGTGACCTTCTCCTGAAAATCCGCGCCACCCTCCGGCGCGAGGCGGCCAAACCAAAGGGGTCGCCGGCTGGCGGTGTCACGAAGCAGATTTTCACCGAGGCCGAGATCGCCCGCCTGCTTGATCTGAATATGGACAAGTGGGAGGAGGCGTTCCAGGTGGCCGTCGGCACTCGAGTGACGGAGACCATCGTGGCCTCTGCGATGGGGACCCACCTGGAGATCACCGGCGGCATGGAGGGATTCTTCCTCACCGCTACCGATCCCACGGTGCTGCGATACCTTGCCGAGCGCGAATGGATTTTGGCGGGCGTCCCGCGGCACTTGGTCGATGACGTCCAGCGGGCCGTGGTCCGTGTTCTGGCTGAAGAGGGTGCAGCTTATGGGACCCTGAGGGAGGCCATCTTCGCCACGCTTGACCAGTCGGAGGCCTTCATCAATACGACTATGCAGACGCTCGGAACGCGGGCTGCCCACATCGCTCGCACGGAGACCACGGCGGGCGCCAACTATGGCCGCCAAAAGCAGATGCTGGCCGATGGCATACGGAGCAACATCTGGCTCGCCAAGCCGAGTGCCAGGCCCCACCACATAGAACTAGACGGACGCGAGGTGCCAATCGGAGACTCGTTTGGATTCAATCTCAAATACCCTGGAGATCCTTCAGGGAGCGCCGAAGACACCATCAACTGTCGCTGCGTCCTGTTACCAGGCCACGACCGGGAAGAGTAGACCTATGACGACCAACCTGACCCACCTCAATGCCGCCGGCACCCTCATGGATTTCTCGGATGCGAACCTTGCTGATGAGGCGCTTCGTGCGGCCAAAGTCAACGAGTCGCACCTACAAGTCCGGGCTCGTGAATCAAAGGCCGCAAAGGAGGATGGCCGCGTGCTATCCTATGTGGCCTCCGACGAGACCCCCGACCGAGTTGGCGACGTGATCAAGGTGAGCGGTTGGGACCTGTCCCAGTACAAGCAGAACCCCGTCGTCCTCTGGGGCCATGATGGCAATGTGCCCCCGATCGGTCGGACGATCAACGTCCGGCGCGGTGAGCGCAATGGTAAACGAGCCCTGCTTGCCAGTGTGGAGTTCGCGCCGGCAGAGGCCCACCCCTTTGCCGATACAGTCTATCAGTTGGCCAAGGCCGGATTTGTGAACGCGGTCTCCGTCGGTTTCATGCCGATGGAAACGAAAGAGCTCGCCGACAAGCAGCGCGAGAAATTGGGGATGCCGAAATATGGCGTGTACTACTCCAAGGCGAGCCTTCTGGAGCTCAGCCTCGTGAGTGTGCCGGCCAATCCGAGCGCCCTCGCCGTGGGCGCCAAGGGACTCGTGGATCAAGGCATTCTGAAGTCTGCCGCGGTGGCCCGCTTCCTCAAAGAGGTCCCCTTGACTCAGGAGCAGGTGACCGAATCTCTGCGTTCCCGCATTCGCTCATTCGTGGACCTTGGGGCGGCTACCGTGCGCGAGGCAGTGGCCGAGGTGGAGGAGAAGTCACCCGCGTGCCGCATGGACGGGGAGAGCGAGGCGGAATGTGTCGCCCGCAAGATCCCAGAGTTGATGGATGAGGAGGGCATGGACCAGGACCAAGCCGTGGCCGTGGCGTCTGAAGTCTGCGAAACACCGTGCGACGAGTCGAAGGCCATGGAGCCTGGCACCCATACTGCCGATATGCAGAAGGTCGCCACCATGCTCGAGGGTGGCGCCAAGATCCTCCGGTCCTACCTGGACGAGGATGAGGGCGATGAGAAGACCGCACCTGAAACCGTGCGCGACGAATCCTACACCCGACTTGTAGACGCTCAGGCGGAACAAGTGAGGGCGACCGCATCGCTGGTGGATTCCATCAGCGACTTGACTGCTCGGCTCAGAGACATGAGCGAGGACGCAGGTGGAGAGGCGCGGTCATACGCACCGGCTCCCGAGGCCTGCCCCTCCGATGCCGTGTCGCATGACGCTCCTCGCACCGAGTCGCTTGAAGAAGCAACCCGTGAATTTCTTGACCGACTAACCCGTTTACGCTGAGGACTCATCCAATGAGCGAGCAAAGTATGGAGAAGGCCCTAGAGGCCAATCTGAAAACTCTGGGCGACCACCTAGAGACCACCCTTGAGAAGTGGCGTGAGGCAGACCTGACCGAACGCACGAAGATGGACGAAACGATCAAAGCCCTTGAGGATGAGATCGGAAACGTCAAAGCGCAACTGACCGAGGAGAGGTCTTTCCACCTCCCCGGAGTCGCCGTTGCTGGAGAGGCCGAGGAGGGCTTCAGCTTGGGCAAGGCCTGTCGCGCTATCGCCACCCAGAACTGGGACGATGCCGGCTATGAGAAGGAAGTCTTTGCCAACACACAAGCCAAGGCCATGAGCCAATCGACGGACACCGCCGGCGGTTTCATCGTGCCCGAAGAGGCTATCACCCGTGTCATCGAGAAGCTCAAATCTCGCGTCGTTGCGTACGAACTTGGTGCCATGGATATGGCGGCCACGGGCGTTCCGCTCGTACTGCCTCGCGTCTCGACCGCTGCTACGGCGTACTGGGTTGCTGAGAACTCCACCATCACCGCAAGTGATGTGGCGTTTGAACAGTTGAGCCTAACCCCCAAGACCGCCGCCGGTCGTGTGGTCCTGTCGAACCTGCTGCTCGAGACGAGCAACCCGGCGGCTGACACCATCATCGAGGAAGACCTGGCATCCCAGCTGGGTCTTGCCGTTGACTCTGCCGCCCTCATCGGCGGTGGAACGGGCGAGCCTGTTGGCATCATTTCCACCACCGGGGTTGGAACTGTGGCGTCCACCGTCACCTCATCGGCCATCACATCCCTGGGGTCGCTGCTGGAGTTCCTTGACGACCTCTCCACCAATAATGCTTACCGAGGGCGACTGGGGTGGGCTATTCACCCGCTGATTCTGAGCTACATTCGCTCCATGACCGTGGACTATGACAGTGGGACGCAGATTCCGCTGACGGCACAGGCCTCACCGGAGGGCTTCCAGAGTTCCATCTTGGGGCACCCCTACGCCATGAGCACTCAGTTGGGCACGCCGAGCTCAAGCTCCGGCACCAACTCCATGATCTTCGGGAATTGGGAGGATCTGATGATTGCCCGCTGGGGTGGTCTGCGCCTTCTTGCTTCCAACACTTCCGACGACGCGTTCAGCAAGGACCAGATGCACATCCGGGGAACAATCCGGGTGGACGTTGGCCTGCGCCACGTTGAGTCTTTCTCATACGCCACTTGATACCAGGAGCAAATACCTATGTCACTTCCCGATCTTGCCGCTTGTACTCGAGTGGTCAACGTAATCTCCGCCGCTAGTTCCTCTGCTGCTGTCACCACTGGCACTGGCGTTGATACTCAGGGTTACTATGAGGCTCTCCTCATTGTCAACACTGGGACCATGGCCTCGACGGCAACGCTGGACTGCAAAATCACGTCTTGCACCACGTCAGGTGGAACCTATGCCGACGTCACCGGAGCGGCCATCACGCAGATGGATGATACCGCTGATGACACGGTTGTTGCGGGCCGGATGTTGTGCAACGGCCAGGACCGATTCCTGAAGGTCGTCATGACCTGTGCCACCGCCGCGTCGCTTCGTAGCGCCACGCTTGTGCTGATCCCGTACGACACGGGCAACACCAGCAACACCACGATGGATTTCGCTGTCTAGCGCGTAGCCGCGCAATCACGACCCTCGCTATGGATAGCCTATAGCGGGGGTCACGCCCTCACCGCACCATGACACTAGCAGACCTATACTCCTTCTTCGCAGTTCAGCAACTGTTCGATCCGACTAAGGTGACATCTGCGCAGACCTTCACATCGGATGCCGTTTCGGTTCGGCCCGCATTCCAGACGCTCATCCTTGTGAACGTCGGCGCAGTAATCACAGCCGGAACGCTCGACGTGAAGCTCACCGAGTGCGACACAGCCGACGGCGTGTATACCGATGTCGTTGGTGGTGCGTTTACCCAGTACACCAAGGACCGGGATGATAGGGTCGAGACCGCTCGCGTCATCTCTACGGAGCGCAAGAAGTTCCTGAAGGTCGTCTCCACCGTCGCTGATGGGAATGCCTCATTCAGTATCACCGCCCTTCGGCTTGTCACTGATACGGGCAATGCCGACACCACAACTCTAACCCTCTGAATCCCATGAAGATGATCGTGAAACAAGGCGAAGTCCTGCAATACCCCGACGGAACCACGCGGGGTGCCGCCGGCTATGTCGTGGATACCGAGGCGTCATTTGAGTCTGCGGCGCTCGCGGGCCAAGGGGACAAGTTGGAGCCGTGCGCTGATTACGTCAGCGCGGACGCCGCCGACCGTGACCGCCTGACGTCTGAGCCCGTCGCGCCCGCGCCGCCCGCGAAGAAGGCCACCAAGAAGAAAGCCACCAAGAAGAAGGCCAAGAAGAAGGCCACCAAGAAGAAGGCATAAACCAATGGCAAAGTACAAAGTCAACGAGGGCCATATCGTCCGATGGCCAGATGGGAGCACCCGCGCCAACTCAGGCGAAGTCTTTGAGGGGTACGACGATGCCGGCCCAGCTGAGTTGGATGAGTTCATGAGTGCGATCCTGTTCAACCAGCGAACCGCCTTCGGTGGGGCGGTCGATGACGAGGTGAGTTCCACAGCAAAGGTCCCCGCACCGATCATGGCTGACATGGGGCAGCGCGGGTACGTGGCC